CCCGGAATGCCGCTGATGTTGGTTAGTAATACCAATATCGGCGTTATCGAGGAGTTGCGTATGACTGTCGTAGTGTTGGCAGAGGCAAGATTGAAATTGCTAATGGAAACACCGTATGAGGTCGTGCGTAGGATGAGTGCTTTGGAGCTAGTCGATGCTTACCTTGTCGACGCCGTGCGGGTTTTTGTAAAGCAGGAACCGCACAGCGTGGAGAAGATTATTCAGCAGCGTATGCGACTTATCAGCTCTAGGGGTTTGGTCGACCAATTGGTCGAGCGATTCCTCTATGGCAGGTACCAGAATTGGTGCATCTCTAGATGGCGAGACTTGCCGCAGAAGCCTGGAATGGGCCATGCAGACGAGCACTTGCAGTGCATCTGGAGAGAAGTGCAACTAGCTATTCTCCGTGGAGTTGAACCAGTCGGGACTGATGTGTCGGGCTGGGACTTCTCATATACGGGGGAGGCCATGGACAATGCCACAGAGGTTCCAATTAAATTGATGGAGCCTCCTTCAAGCATTATCAATGCCATGAGAAATCAGACGTTGTGTATGTATCGGGCTTTGTGGTGTGACTCGAATGGAAATCTCTATGTCCAATCTTTTGATGGCATTATGAAATCCGGTTCGTTTCGAACCGCTGAGATGAACTCTACTGGGAGAGCGTTGGACGCTTTTGCGACCACGCTTGACCTTGGAGGTTCAGAAGCGGATTGTTGGGCCATCACAATGGGTGACGACTGTTGTGAGAATAATTTCGGGGGTTATGAGAAGCGCAAGGCAGAATATGCTAAGCGCGGAATCAGGCTCACCGATTTTGTAGATATTCAGTTGGGTGGTGAGTTTGAATTTACTTCCCATATGTTTAGATACCCCGGAGTTGCGTCGTTGCACGCTTGGCCTCGGACTCTGTATAGGCTTCTTATGAAACCATTTGACGCCGCAGAGCTCATGCAGTTTATGTATGAGTGCCGTTATAATAGAGAGTTGCCAGATATTCTCCAATTTCTCATTGATCGTAAATGGGTGCCTGAGCATGTTCAAGTGCTCTTGCAGCATGACCATTTCGAGCTCGGTGAGGTTGAGTTGGCAATGGGTGGTCTTATCCGAGAGGCCACAAATCCTTTTCAGGAAGAAGAACCGCCAAGCTGTTTCGTAGATTTTATGTCCAACAAAACAGAAAAGAAGATCCTCAAGGATCTCAAGGAGATCAAAGAAAAGGAAAAGAAGAAGCAAACCGGGCACAAGATGCTCCCCGCAAGCGCGAGCTCAACGGGGAAGTCAAAGGCCAAGGTGATCAGCAGACCGAGCGACGCGGTGGGCAGTGTCAAGAACTACGGCACCCCATACAACGCGTTGAACAGCCAGCTCCACAAGTTCATGCCATCACAGACCCAGGCGGCTCTGATGGCGTGGGCGCACACGGTTGCAAATCCGAGAACCAAGAATCCGCACCCCGTGCCGCTAATGGCTGCCCCGGGTGCGTCTGCTTCGGTCCCTCAGATGTTCAAATGCACGTTGTACGGTCAAGCAAGCGCTAATGCCGGTGGCAACGTGTTTATTGGAGCTAATGCAGACGGCTGGTACCCTGCTACCCCGGGTCGTGAGACCCCGTTGGGTGAGCAGTGGCCAGTGCCTGATAATAGATACCTCTCTACCCCAGACGCTTTGACGGATTATGGTGGTTTCCAGGGTTTCCCTGTTCACTACACTGATTCGACTTGGGCTGGTGGTGGGTTGGAGTCTGCTGACAAGTACCCACCCGCTGCTTCAAATGTTTCTGACGGGATTACGGGTTTGAACTTTGTCGGGTTGCCTACCGACTTCATTCCGAATGTCACTTACGACACGCGTTATACGTGTGTCGCTGTTGAGCTTCGTGTGAGGCCGGTTCAGGCGCAGCTGTACGCCAGTGGTGAGTTGATCGCATTTAACTATCGTCGTCAGATTACGGCGGAGACTAGTGTGAGCGGCTCGCCGGGTGTTTACAGTGGCCGAACTTTTGGAACTATGCTGGCTCTTCCTGACTATTATTTGAGTCGGGAAAGGCTAGCTGCTCCAAATTGGCCATCCAATAAGTGGCTTACGACCGTTGCGATCCCTAATACTGGGACCGCCTTCGGCCAGTGGTTGCCGCTTGGCGCTGGCTCTCCAATCGGCTACCAGAAGGTGGGCTATCCTATGGCTTTTGTCATGGGAGATGGCCTACCCTCTGGCGCTCCCATTGAGTTCGAAGCGACGTATGTCTACGCTTTGTATGGTACTCGTACTTATACAACGTCTGGTAATGCGTCTGCCGAGCTCTATGTGGATGCTTCCCGCGCTGCCCCAGTGGTCGCCAATGGGTTCACTATGTTGACCCCGAAGGCGTCTGGTGGGCGGCCGGATGCTCGCGGCGTCGGCTCTGTCGTGAAAGCGGAGCAGGCTGACGGCCGCATGCCATCCGTCAAGGACGTTATTTCCGGCGTGAAAGCCGGGAAGGAGGTCTTTGAGGCCGTGACCGGCAGTGACATCGGCGAGGAGATAGTCGGTATCATTGGCGATATCGCGGCTATGTTCCTCTAGGCGGGAGGGACCCTAGCATGCAGGTTGCATGCACCCACAGAGAAGTGGTTAAAGAAACCCAGGTGAGCCCACGCGGCCTTAAACGCGTGGGAGGTAATGACAGGAAAGTCTGGCCGGAAGTGTGTAACACTACGGCCGGGCCGGTACGGAAGGTGTGGTAACTAACAGCACTAACCTATAAACCAAGTTGAGCCTTGAGTCGCCCTAGTGGAGGCTCTGGCCATTGTCGTCAGGAAAGGATTGACGTTAACTATGGGCAACCCTCCCCAGGGAGGCGATGTGAAAGCGTACTCGTTGCGAATTGTGCAG